TCATCATAGAATCTAAAGTATTGATTAGCGAGGGCACCATATAAGCTGTTTAGTTGAATCTTTCTAGCCATCTGGAAGTTGTTGTATTTACTAACCTCATTCTGATATGCCTTAGCACCTGTCTCCTGATATTTCTTTTGTGCCTCCTGCATTAGTTTTTTGTATTTTAATCTATCATTAAAGAACTTCTGGACAATCTCAGGAAACAATCCTTGTTTCTCTCTTGTATAACAAGTGCCATTAGATGCCATAGCATAGTTCTTTTCTTTCAGTTTATCTAATTTGTATCTGTCCAACAAGTCATCTACCTTAACCTCATATTTAAAGTTAGGCACAATAGTTTCTGGACTCATATTATACTGCATAAGTATAGAAGGATACAGACTTGTAGCGTCAAAGCTACATACCCAATCATAACCACCTGGTTCAGGCTCTTGGACAAACGCACCTTCGATCTGTCTGTCTTTCTTACCACTCTTCTGATGTATGACAATGTTCTTCTCCCATAAGTGATTGTATAGTAAACTATCCCATGTTCTAACTGCTGAGAAAACATCATTGTAATTACATTTAGCATCATAGGCCATTGTCAATGCCAGTTCAATAAGTTTCATCTTATCTTCTAGTTCATCAACAATAACTGTATCAATAATATTATATTCTACAAACCTATTCCAATCTTTCTCATAGAACTCTTTAAATGTATCATAACCAGACTCTAATTTGTTTTTACCTAGTTCTGTTTCTGCAATAAAGTCTAGTTTGTAAGACTCACGAGTCACATAAGTAAACTTCTTGTATAAGTCCAAGTAATCTAATTGTGCAACACCTGTAATCTCATAGGCAGTCATTTCCCTGCCTGCTGCAAATCTAATCTTTCTTTTGTTTACAAGTTCAAAGGGAGAAAACTTTTTATGTTCTCCCTCACCTAGTATTCTTTCTGTTCTTGCAAGTAAATAAGGAATATCAAACAAGGCAGAGTTCCAGCCTGTAATTACATCTGGACAATTATCCTGCCACCATTTTAAGAATGTGCTTAGTAAAGTGTATTCATCTTTACAGGAAATATATTCTATATGATATCCTTTTACATTGTCTGTAGGTGTAAACTCCCCGACGCCAAATGTTGTTATCTTCTTGGTGTTGTTATCTTGCATGGTGATAACTAACATTCTCTCCGTCGGGGAGTCTACGTTTGGAAATCCACCCTCAGATGTTGTTTCAATATCTATAGAGTAGACTTTAATATGTTTAGCATCCCACTCTACGTCACCAGGATATTTTTCTGTAATATACTGATAGCCATAGTAGTCTTGTCCAAATATTGGAAAGTTCGAGATGTCTTTGTATCTGTCATAAAAGGCAGTTGCCTCTTTGTTGGATTCAAACTGAATAGGCGAAACATTTTCACCATATATCGATTTGTATTGTGAGGGTTTGTCAGACTTTACGAATAATGTAGGACGGAAATCATGTTTTGCCTGAAAACGTTCTCCGTTCCTAACACCTCGGACAAGTATCTTGTCCCCATAATGTCTAGCATAAGTATAAAAGTTCATAACAACACCTTATCATAATACATACATTATAGGCTCTTACGAACCTACTGTCTACTAAATTTCTTTTACTTTGGTCCTATTGCGCAAGTGACCTTCTGCTATTTCCTGCTTACTAGCTCCATGATAGGAAACTGCATGATGTTTGTGTATCATTAGTTCATTGATATTTGTGTTACCATCTAAACTAATAAATTCACCAAGTATCCTGCCGTATTTACCTTTTTTATCGAGCCTTGTTTTGAGTATAGCACCATCCTCGATTTGTTGCGTGAGGAATTTCTTTGCCATGAGTCCGTATCGTTTTTCGTCGAGATCACGGGTTCTACTTTCTGGTGTGTCAATGCCATATAATCTGACACGTTGTTTTTTGAGCCACACACCGAAGCCCAAGTCGATATCCACATCTACTGTATCTCCATCAACTATTCTTACAACATTTATTCTATATTCATACATGTTACTTCTTTGCTTCGTTTAATACTTGTTTATTTATAATTGCCTTTTCTTTTTGTGAAGGCATTACTAAACCTGCACCAAACTTACTGTTATAAGCGTTTAGTATTTCTTCTGCTGGATCATATACTGATACTATATGTGCTGGAAAAACAGGAACCTTATGCGCTTTGGCAAAAGGGGCATAAGGAGCAAGTCCCACGCCAAATTCATTCTCATTTCCAGGTTTAGGCATCATCATGATCAATGCTGGTTTGTCAATAACAAGAAAGACTTTACCGTCTATTTCTGTATCACTAACACCACCAATCAAATCCTCTCCTGTTGTGAGTTTAATTATTTGAATGTTTGACATGCTCCTTCTCCTTTAATTATTTAATTTTAATTTCGATAGGTTTTTTATCCTCTGGTATTTCATGAACCAGTGAAATAGTTAAAACTCCATCTTCAAGTTTAGAACCTGATACTTTAACTTCATCTGCTAAAGCCCAAGATCTAGTGAAATTGCGTTCTGCAATTCCTTTGTGCAAGAATTCTGATTTAGAAGTCTCTGCTTGTTCACCTTTGACGATAAGGTTACCGTCTTCCACTACAACACTTAATTCAGACTTTTTAAAGCCTGCAAGAGCTAGTGTGATTTCATAATTTTCATCATCTAGTTTCTTGATGTTGTAAGGTGGGAAGTTAGCTTCACTGGTATTGACTCTTTGAACAGCGTCAAAGACTCTGTCAAATCCAATTAGTCTACTTTCTATTTGTGGGAATGCTGAAACGAAATCGTTCCAATTAGTCGTGCTTAATCTTACCATTTTAGTTTCCTCCTATTAGTTAGCAAGGTTAATAAAAGATACCCTTTCGGCGTATCTGTAAGATGAGATGGAGTTTCGGTTTCAATTAATAATCTATTCCTAATCTTTGAGTAAACTCTAGATTGTGTCGGAACCTTAAAAAGTTCGAACATAACATCAGTTGTCAGCTCCATTTCAAATACCTCTCAAAAAGTTACCCAGGTTGTAGAGTAAAATTATTTTCAGGCATAGCATGATGTAAACATCTTCTATACTGATTGAAAAACAATTACTCCCGAAACGAAATGGCCTAAACCATCTAGGTTGTTTTATCAACGAGGTAATACTATTTATAAAATTATTCACTTTGATCTGTTTCATTTGGGTCTTTATATGCCCATCTTTGATGTTGCCTAAACCACATATTAGCAACATACTTCTGTCCTTTAATTAAAGGCATAGCTCCATGTAAGGACCAAGGGTGTGGTTCTTCTAGTCCTAAGAAAGTTGTTGTAAAGAATACACATCTGCCTTTTCTTGCTTGTATTTCATATCCGCCTGGTTGGATATTTAAATTAGGGAATGCCGTTTCGCCTCCTTCTTCAGGAGAATTTAAATATAATAAAGCAGTGGCTATTCTTTGTCCTCCACCTTTTTGTAATTGATCTGACTCTACAGGAAATGCGTCATGATGAGGTGCATATTCTTGTCCTAATTTATATCTAACAACCTGTAAATGTTCTGCTTGTTCTGGCCTTACGTTCAACACTCTTGAAGTTCTTATTAACAATTCATGTGCTGTATAATTTGTATAATCTATCCAACCTGTATTACTTGTTCTTCTGTAATCATATTTAGGGTCGTCAGGATTATCTCCTACACTAGACTCCTTAAAGAAGTCTTTTTCTTTTGTAGCTTCTAATATTAGATCACACTTCTCAGGTTCAAAGAAGTTATCAATAACTAATATTGTAGGATTGTATGGGTGTATAATTTTCGTTTGATATGCTTGCGTCATTATAAAATTCTTTCAATTCTGGAAACGTTGCTAAAAAATCTGTTCCTCTTCTTTTGTCTTTTTCTTTGGCAAACCTAAAAAAGTCTATTCTATTTCTTTTTAGTTCTTCTCCTGTAAATAGATTTGCTTTTGTCCATTCTACAGTTCTTTTAAATTTTAGTATCTCATATTCTTCAAAGAAGTCTGAGTAACTATTCATAGCCTTGTATGCCTTATCCAACTTATTTATTAGATCTTTATTAGCAATTCTTGTAGTTAGGTGTAATGGCTCTACCATCATAGGTATATCAACAGTAATTAGATCACCATACTGAGATTTCAGTTCTGCCATTTTAAAAATCCATTGTTCAAAGTTAGGAATAGATAAAATGTTAAAGGTGCACATAATACCTACTTTTATTCCTGCTGACAATATACGGTGTAGATTAGTTTCAAATTGATCTATTTCTAACCCTGTTCTTATCCATTCTGCTTGTTTTCCCCACGAATCTACACTTACATAACATTTCTGTCCAGGTAAATCTTTTACTAACTCTATATACTTAGATACACGTCTATCTGTAACCATAAGATTTGTGCTTATTTCAAATGATAGTTCTTTAGGATTATCTTTTACATATTCTAAAAGTCTAAATGTATTGTTATCTAATAATGGCTCACCACCTGTAAGTCTTATGGTTTGTAAATGTGGATAAGCATCTGGCAACCACTCCCAAAATTTATCTACATAAGGATTATCCTCAGCACGAAGTATATCATCTCTTGGCATGTATTTGTCTGCGTTCTCTTTTACATGTAAGTTATAAGGTCCATATTCATCTATTTCTTTCTTCCATGTAGAACTTTTACCTGCCCCACAATATATACAGGACATTTGACATCTATTTGTAAAACTTACTGTAAGATATTTAGGATATACATCTTCATCAGGATCTAGTGCTGCAGTCTTGGCAATAATATTAGGGTCATCTTTGATAAACTGAACTGCCAACATTTGTCTATCACTAAAGTTGCCTGTCTTTTCTACATCATAGCAATAATTATCTTCTGCTGGTTTCAATCCATCCAGCATCTGTTTTCTTACGTCTTTAGTTGTAGGTGTATTGTGTAAGTCTGAATCTAAAGGGACTTTGTGTTGAGGGCAATGGTAGCAAGAATGTTTCAGCCCCTCGGCTAAACTAAGCTCTAGGTAATGCCATTTTAGAATACAAAAACCTGGACCTACATTGTCCAGATCTTGTTTTATCTTGTTAAGCCAATATTCCTGCTTATTTAACTTTCTTGCCAATGTTATATTTAGGGATTAGCTCCCACTCACCCTTCTCCTTAAATGATATTATTTTTATCTGACTTAAAGGAGCATAATCATCAACGTCTTTCGAAATGATATCTACTAATCCCCAATCAGATAGTAGTTTTGCTATTGTATTTCGTCTTTGTAAATCATTGTCTTGGAAGTCAGCTTCCTTGCCGTCTAATGCAAATAGTTCTTTAAAATGTGTAATAAAGTATCTACCTTTTTTATGCAATATATGACAAGACTGATAAAGGACCTTATCCTTCTTAGATGCAACACCTATTCTAGATAACGTTTCTCGAACTTTTAAAAAGTCTTCTGGGTCCTTTAATGAAACTTCTAAAGGTGAATAACCTGGATAGTCTATATTAAAGTAATTGTCTTGATCAACCATTCTCAATTCTCTTGTTTTTGTAAATTATTATACTGATAATAACTTATTTATGTTTCTGGACCTTTTGGCCCCCTTGAGACATGGCTAAATGTAGTTTGATTCTATCTATTTGATCTTCATTTAAGAGTTTTAAGGCCTCTTTTGCCTTCATAAATGAATAACCGAAGAATTGTTGTATTGCTTCAATATTAGATTCTTCTGCTTTTATCCACTTGTTGTATCTTTTTGCCTTCCTAACTGTCGCCATTAGAAAGTCATACTGCATTTTATTGTCTAAATGGTGTCTGGAGTTCATTTCATTACCTGCTATAACTGTATCAGGACCAAAACCCATAGCACGATTTACAATGAAAGGATTATACTCCCTTTCAGTTCTTTCATCTACGATTAGGTTTTCTTTTGTAGAGTTGATACTGTTTACAAAGTCAAAAGGAGATATCTTTTTCAGTTTATCTTCAAATTCCTTTTCATTTACCTCTTCTACTGGTTCTCCAAATCCTTCTAATATACCAGTCATTACCAATGCCTCAATACACCTGCAACAATAAAGAAACATGTTGCAAAATTTACTAAAACGACGATACTTCTCATTATCGCCACCATATCTGCGTCCTTGGTGTTATCACTTGCTTTCTCTCCTAACGATAAACACCATAATCTCCATAATCTACTTAAAGTCAATATATTGTCCTTCTTTCAAAACTTTGAAACCTTTCATCAATAAGTCTGTAACCGTAATTTCTCGGATTTCAGCCTCTTTCTTGATTTCTTCTTTTTCTTGCTTAGAAACCCTAAGCGTCAAAACAGCATCTTTCTTTGCCATTACTTAAATTCCACATTTGCCATTATTTCTGTCAAACAAGCAGTCAAGTTAATTTCCTGATCTGCCACAAACGCTGCTTTATACTGATAATCTGCAATTAGTAGAACCAAATGAGGAATACCCTTTACTTCAGGCAGTAATATATCATATATCTGCCTAAATATACTCTGAGGGTCTGTATCAATATTGTTAGCTATCCATTGCCTCATCTTCTTCCAATCTTTCTCTCTAAGACTGTCTAATAGAGCCTTAGCATTGATTTCTTGGAAGTTGGATAGTATTCCTTCATCAATAGAGCCACCAACACTATACCTCTGTAGCTCATTTATTACCCTTCTATAGTCAGGGAAGTGTTTATTCAATAGTTCAGCCAAAACCCTCTGATTGTATTCTACACCCTCATTCCCTAGTATGTATTCCATACGTTTTAGGAAGTTAGATGCTAGTTTAGGCTTGTCTGAGGGTGCTAGTTTAAAGTCTATAACAGTAGTTCTGCTATGTAGGGGCTCTATAAGCCTATTAGCATAATTACATGTAAATATAAACCTACAGTTCTCAGAAAACGTCTCTATAAAAGCTCTAAGGGCAGGCTGGACACTATCTCTGTTCATATAGTCAGCCTCATCTAATATAACAACCTTAGTTTTGCCTTCAAAAGACACAGCAGACGCAAACTGCTTAATTTTAGTTCTTAGAGTGTCTATCTGCCTACCTTCATCACTACCATTAATAATAATGTAATCACAACCAAGCTCATTACATAAAGCACGAGCAATAGTTGTTTTGCCTGTTCCTGCTGAACCTGCTAATAGTAAGTTAGGGACTTCACCCTTAGATATAAATTGTAAAAATTGTTTCTTAACCTCCTCAGGCAAGATACAATCTTCTATACGCGTGGGCCTATATTTTTCAACCCATAAAAATTGTCCTGTTTCCATACATCACCTTATCATAATTTATCAGAAACTTTTTTGCTCTTTTTTCTGGACGGTTTTTTGACCGCAGAAAAAGGTCTACGAAAAAGTCTCCTTAACATCTGTCGTATCTGAAAAATCGAGATTTATCTCCCTTCCAGAGTCTACAAAGTTCAAACCTTTTACAGCTTCTAAAACACTTTCAGGTTTAGATACGTCATAAGGGTCACCCTCAAAATTATCTCCAAATCCTTCTTCAACACCTGACCATGCCAAGATTCCATTGTCATATACTGCTGCATATCTCCAGGATCTTAATCCAAACCCTAGATTGTCTTTTCTCACGTCCATACCCATTTTTACTGTAAATTCACCACTACCATCTGGTAATACTTTTACATTTGCCAGTTCTTGATCTTGTGCCCACTTTGTGCAAACAAAAGTGTCATTAACTGTAACACAATAGATATCATCTATACCTGCGTCTCGAAATAGGAAATAGTTTTCCTCAAAACCAGGTAGTTGTTGACTAGAACATGTAGGAGTAAAAGCACCAGGCAATCCAAAGATTACAATTCTTTTATCCTGTGCTAACTCTTCTATGTCTATATCAACCCATCTTGCAATCCCATCAGTTGCCTTTACATGTTTCTTAAATTTAACTGCTGGTATAGTTGTTGCTAACTCACTCATCGATGTCTTCCTCCGTTCCAAATACATCTAGCTCTCCCTTCATTACTTTTCTAACTAATGAGATAGCTGGGTTAGGTCTTGTGAAAATGTATTCTACAGTTTCACCGCTTCTGTTGAATTCTACAATCCAACCATTGGTTGCCTCTCTAAGAGTAACCTCTAATTTATCTTCGTCCATAATGTCTCCTTATATAGTGGAAGAACGCTCAAGCGCCAACCAATATTTCAATTCACTTTTGCTACTTTCTAAGAACATAAACTTTTTCTGAGAAAGTGTTACTGTATAACTAGCAGGAATAACTTTAAAATTCTCCACTGCAAGTCTGGCATCAAATTCCTTATCAGTAGTTCCTATAACTTGTCTAAAACTATTAGACTTAGGTGTGCTAGGATCTCCTACTGTAACAATTACTTCTCCACCTTGTCCTACGATACTTAACATAGGAGCTGCTGTAATAGCTGCTGCCTTCATGATCATATCAATATCATCTTTAGTTAAGTCGAACTGGAAGAAGTTATCTACTTCAATACTTTTATCAGGAGCAGTAACAATAATGTTAGGGTCTGCATAAAAATATTCAAAAACAGAATTACCTTTACTAACTTTTAGACTTTCATCTTCAAAGCTAATATCAGCATCTTCAGTTAATGTAAGAAGAGATAGCAAACTATTTAGATCATAGATTGCAAATTCTTTAGGAAATGTTTCCTTCAATTCTGCCTTAGCAAAAATATTTTTACCTGTGCTAATTGTGGAAAGTGTGTTGCCTTCTCGAACGAGAATGTTTGTGTTAATACCTGCAAAGTTTTTTAGGACTTCAATAGTATCATTACTAATTTTCATAATATAATATCTCCAATTTGTATCCTACTATTATAGGATCTTTCATAGTATAAATCAATATAGTAGCATACCAAATGCTACGTTTTGGTTAAGGTAGTGCGTTTCCTTCTGGAACTAGATTAGTAACTGAACCGTCTTCATCAGCATCTATCTTAAT